GGTTCGACCAGGTCCGCGGCGTTTCTCCACTGGCTCCGGCGATCAAGACATTTATCGACGTTTACGAGGGCTTCGATTTCGCCCTGGCGAAAATGAAAGTTTCGCAATTGTTCGGCCTCTGCTTTTATCGTGAAGCGGCCGAACCTGTAACGCTCCCCAGCGCAACCACCGACGACGACGTCCCCCTCGACCCGGCCGGTAACGGTTACTCGGTCGACTTTGGCAAGGGTCCCGTCGCCCTGGATCTCGAGCCTGGCGATCGCGCCGAGTTCCTCGAACCCAAAACACCGCCGGCGGAGTTCCAGAACTTCTCGACCGTAATGATCGGCGCCGCCCTGAAAAGTCTCGATATCCCGCTGTCCATGTACGACGAGGCGCACACCAACTATAGCGGCGCACGGTCCGCCCTGATCCATTACCAGAGAAGCGTCAAACAAAAGAGCGACCAGCTCCGCGATCTCCTTAACAGAATCGTCGGGTGGCGGTTGCGAATGGCAATCGCTGAAGGCGAGCTAATTGTCCCGCCCGAGGCCGCGATCCGGTTCGACTGGATCCCGGCGGGCGTCCCCTGGTTCGATCCTACGAAGGAAATCGCCGGCGACGTCGCGGCAATCAATGCCGGCCTGACAACTCGCTCCCAGGTAATCAAGGAACGCCACGGCCGCGACTTCCGCGAAGTGATCGACCAGCTCAGGGCTGAGCAGGAATACATTAACGACGCCGGCCTGGTCTTGAATCAGACGCAACTCGAAACAGTCGAACCAGAAACCGAGGACCCTGAAGAATGACACAAAAAACCATTCCCGCGAACGCTTGTTATTTTAATGCCGGCGAGGTCGCGCTAGAGCTTGACGGCGATCCGCTTTCCACCCGCGTATCCCTGCTCGCGCGATCCGCCCAGCCCATTGATCACTGGCACTGGGGCCGGGTCGTCCACGACCTCGCCGGCGTTCAGATCACCAAGCCGAAACTGCCGATCGACTACGCTCACAACGCGGACGAGGTGATCGGGTTTCTCGATACGATCGAGGTCGACGAGATGGGACTAAGGACCGACGGGCAACTGGTCGTTTTCAATGACGACGACCGGGCGGCCGAGGTTGCCTACAAGAGCGCCCAGGGCGTCCCCTACGAGGCTTCGATCAATTTCGGGGGCGACGGTATCAAACTCCAGCAAGTCGACACCGGGGAAACGACAGAAGTCAACGGCTACGAGTTCGAGGGGCCAGGCGTCGTCGTTCGCTCCTGGCCGCTCCGCGGCGTTGCAATCGTCCCCTATGGGGCCGACCAGAATACGGAAACGAACACATTTAACAACGGCGGCGAAATTGCTGTCGAGTTCTTAGATAGAAAGGGTAACGAAATGGCAGCTCGCAAACGAAAGAAACCGGCCGCCGATCAACTTGAATCGGCAACCATCGAGGCACCGATCGAGGACCAGGTCGTCGAGGATCAAATCGCCGAGGATCAAATCGAGGACCAGGACGCCGACCAGGTCGACGTCGACGGCTCCGCCGAGGCAGTCGAGGAAATCGTCGCCGAGACAGAAGCGGCCAAGGACGATAAAAAAGACGAGAAAGACGAGAAGGGCGAGAAACCCGCCGACGAACCCGAACTTAAACCCAAGTTTACCCAGGCCGAGGGCGAACGGTTCGTCTCCGAGTTCGGCGAGATCGGCGCCACCTGGTTCGTCGAGGGGATCACGTTCGAGCAGGCACAAGAGCGGCAACTTTCCCAGCTCAAGGAAACGCTCGAGAAACTGAAAGAGGAAAACGCCGAGCTACGTCAACGCGTCGGCGCTGCCGAGTTTGGCGAGAGCGAGGGCGTCGAGTTCTCGAACGCTCCGGCCGACCTGGGCAACAACGCCGCGATTTTTGAATCGCACTCTAAACACTTACCCCGCGCCGCCGCCGCGTTCGCGACTCGTTTCGAAGTCGACCGCAACGGCAACGGCCGCGCCTAACTTCTACAACTGGACCCATTTTTCCCACCGAATAGAGAGGACCCTAAACAATGGCAGACGCATATATGAGCAGTTCCGACGTAGTGAAATTTAACGACGCTGATCTCGATATCGGTATCGTCTCGGACGTTCTGAACGACGCGCCGGTTCTGGCCGCGCTCGCCGCTCGATCAATCCCCGGCTATACCTACAAATACCTAAAGAAAACCGCCAATCCGGCAACGGGCTTCAGATCCGAAAACGACGGTCGCGAAAATACCAAGGGGACATTTGCGAACGTGACGGTTACTTGCGCGATTCTCGACGCCAGTTTCCAGGTTGACGTCGCAACGGCCGAGGCCGACGAGCGAGGACCCTCCGCAATGCTCGCCCAACAAGCGGTTGATCATTTACAGTCGGCTATGTTCCACGCCGAGAGCGAGATCATCACGGGCGCCGGTTCTGGCGGCTTCGACGGCTGGGCCGATCAAACCGTCGGACATATCGGCGGAGCGATGAACGTAAATGCGGGAGGCACCACCAGTTCAACCGGTAGCAGCGTCTACCTCGTTCGCTCTGGGTTGTCAGATTGTCACGTCGTTTGGGGTTCCAGCGGCCAGATCGCTATCGGCGAGACGAGCGTAATCAAGGCCGCCGGCAGCGCGACCGGGAGTTTCCCGGCGTACTATACCGGCGTCTCCGCCTGGCTCGGTTTACAAATCGGATCCGCTTACTCGCTGGGTCGAATTTGTAACTTGACCGAGGACAGCGGCAAGGGCCTTACCGACGACCTGATCAGCCAGGCTCTGGAGAAGTTCCCAAGCGGCCGCGGTCCGACTCACGTCGTAATGAATCGGCGAAGCATGGGCCAACTCCAGCGGTCCAGGACAGCCACGTCGCCGACCGGGGCGCCAGCAAATTACCCCGAGTCCGTTCACGGCGTGCCGATTATCGTCACGGATGCGATCAGTTCCACTGAGGCGCTCTTATCATAATGGCAGCAATCCAGGAACATATCGCGAACAGTTTCGCAACGGTCAAGAGGGAGGTCGGCGTCAGTGTGACCTACACGCGCGGAGATCGCGCGGTCGCACTTGTCGCCGTCCCCTCGACGACCGAGTTCGAGGTCGAGACGGGCGACATTATCGAAACCGCTCAGAGCCGGGACTTTTCAATCCTGGCGAGCGACCTGGTCCTCGGCGGGTTCGCGACACTTCCAGAGAGGGGCGACACAATCCGCGAAACGATCGACGGCGTCGAGCAAACTCACGATGTGAGAGCGCCGGCCGGGTCGGTCCACTTTCGTTACCTCGACCCTTACCGGAAGGTTCTCAAGATTCACACCACGCAAACAACCAGCAACTAGGGGGCGACATGGCGGCGACAATCATCTCGATCTGTTCGGCCGTCGTGACTCACCTCAACGACAGCGCGACCCAGGCGACCTACGGCGAAACGTTCACCGCGGCGCGAGTGTTCTCGCCTCACTTTGACCGCGAGACGCTGGCCGGTTTATCGGTCGACGTCTTTCCCGCGGCCGACGAGAGCGAGGCGTTTTCCCGGTCCGGTGAGTTGCACACGTTCCGCGTTGGCGTCGTTATCAGGAAACCAATAGACCCCGATTCAACCAGCGCCGGCGACTCCGCGATCGAGCTGGTCGACCAGATCAAGGACTCGCTGAAGTTCGTCAACATGAGCGGCGCGGGTTATATCTCATTAACAAACGATCCGACGTTCTCGCTCGAGTTTCTCGAATCAAGGCGGGAGTTTCTGAGCGTGATTTTCGTCACCTATAAGAAGGGCAGGTAAAAAAATGGCTTTCGACTCTAGCGTAAAATTCGGGCATGATTGCAAGATTTACAATAACACCGGGACGCACGCGTCGCCGACCTGGAACGAACTAAACATCGTTAAAGACGTGACGCTTAACATGAGCCAGAACGAGAGCGATATCACAAGCCGGGCCGGCAAGGGTTACGTGATGACCGCCGGGACGCTGATCGACGCCTCGATCGATTTCTCGGTAACCTGGGACCCAAGCGACGCGGCCGACTTCACACAGCTCCAGAACGCGTTTTTTAATCGGAAGCCGGTCGAGCTTCTCATCATGGACGGCGATCGCACGACCACCGGGAGCGAGGGCCTGAACGCGTTTTTCGTTGTGACTAACTTCACGCGGAACGAGGCAATCGCCGACGCGGTAAGCGCTGACCTCACTTGTAAGATTACCAAGAACCCGCGAGAGGGCGGCGCCGAGATTACGGACGTTCCCGCCTGGTCGGTTACTAGCTAGAACGTTTTTTTAGGAGTGGGAAAACGTGAAAAACTTCACTGACGCAAACGGGCGAGACTGGTCGATCTCGATCACCATTGCCCAGGTTAAAAAACTTCGTGACAAGTGCGACGTTGACCTGGTCGCCGACAACCTCGGCGAAACACTGACCCAGATCGGGAACGACCCGGTCGCCCTTTGTGATTGTATTTATACGCTTTGCGAGGATCAGATCGAGAAAGCGGGCCTCTCCCCGGAACAGTTCGGCGAGGCCCTGGCCGGCGACTCGATCGACGACGCGACCGACGCGTTCCTCGACGCACTGGTCGAGTTCACGCCCAAAAAAAAACGGGCGATCCTGAGAGGGGTCCTGACGAAACTATACGAGGCGGAGGATCGAGCGATCTCGGCGGCGATGACATACCTCGAGAGCGACGAATTCGAGAGCGATCTGAAGAACGCTCTCACGTTTGGGGAGAAATCTACAAACTCGCCGGCGTTGTCGGCGTCGACCCCGGACCCTTAACGCTGCGAGAGCTGGCGCATATGTACGAGGGGCGGCAATTTGATAACTGGAACCATACGGCGGCGCAAATGGCAATCCTGGCAAACATCAACCGAGGCAAACGGTCGCGAGCTTACGAGGTCGCCGACTTTCACCCAATGATGGACCGCCGTTCTGGCTTACGTTTGGGCAAGGGTACGATCAGCGCCTTGAAAATGTTCGTCCCGAAAGAGAACGGGGGGGCGAGCGATGGCGAATAACTTCGTGACGATGGCGCTCAAGGGGATCGAGTTCAAACCGTCGAACGTCCTGTCGCCGGCGGACAAGGAACTCCGGCGTCGACTGTTCAAGCTGGGCGCGTTCGTCAGGCGTTCGGCCAGGCAGTCGATCAGAAAGAGCAAGAAAGCCGTCGCCGATCCAGGGAAACCGCCCAAGAGCAAATCGGGCCACCTGAAAAACCTAATCGTTTACGACGTCGAACTCGACGATCGAAACGTCGTAATAGGTCCTCGCGTCGCCCGGTCCAAGATTGCGAATTTTATCGAGTACGGGGGCGAGCAGGAGATCGAGGTCTGGCCCTGGTGGCAGGCGGCCGATTTTAAAGAACGCCAGAAAATCAAACGGGAGATTAAAGCTAAGGGTCGCCGACTTCACGATCCATCGAACAAGGTCAAGATCACCGTGAAATATGAACCCCGGCCATTTATGCGGCCAGCGTTCGAGAAAGAGATCCGGGCGAATCCCGATCTCTGGGGAGATTTAATCTGATGGCAGCCAGTGGAGGAATCAGGGCCGGTAAGGCTTTCGTAGAGTTGGGCGTTAAGACGGCCGCCCTCGAGAAGGGACTACGGTCGGCCGGGAAAAAATTAAACGCCTTTGGCGGATCAATCCGAAACATGGGCGCCAAGATCGCCGGCCTGGGCGTCGGGATGGCCGCACCATTCGCGGCCGCGACCAAAATTTTCATGTCGATGGGCGACGCCCTGGACAAGATGAGCGCCCGAGTCGGCGCGAGTGTTCCCTTTCTCTCGAAACTCTCGCACGCCGCCGCAATCGGCGGGACTGATCTCAAGGCAATGGAGACCGGCATACGTCGGATGCAGAGGACAGCAATGGACGCAACGCGCGGACTCAGTACGGCGACGGAGGTTTTCGGTCAACTCGGGATAAGCGTCAAGGATTCGAACGGGGAACTTAAGTCGACTGAAGTCCTTTTTATGGAGGCCGCTCGAGCGTTATCACAAATCGAAAACAACACCAAGAAAGCAGCACTCGCGACAATGCTGTTCGGCCGGGCCGGGACTAGCTTATTACCGATGCTTGAAAACGGCGAGGCGGGTTTACTGGCGGTTATGCAGCAAGCCGAGGACCTGGGCCTGGTGATGAGCGAAGAAGACGCCGCGGCGGCCGCCCAGCTCACCGACGCGTTCCATAACTTATGGTCGTCCGTGAAAATGGGAGTTTTCCGAATCGGTTCCGCCCTCGCGCCGACGCTCCAGAGAGTCGCCGAGCGGCTGGTCGAGGTTTCTTCCCAGGTCGGCGAGTTCCTCAACAAGAACCGCGAGTTGATCCGAACGGCTTTCATGGTGACGCTCGGAGTGATCGCGTTCGGCGCTACTTTGGTAGGCCTGGGCGTCGGGATCCAGGTCGCCGGCTTCGCCCTTACTGGGTTAGCAACCGGGATAGGCGTCGTGATGGCTGTCCTCTCTGCTGTCCTGTCACCTATTGCCCTGGTGACCGCGGCAATCGTAGGCGCGGGGGCGGCGTTCCTGAAGTGGACCGAGACCGGGCAGCAGATGCAAAGCAAAGCAATGGGAATATTTTCAGGAATCAAGGACCATTCGCTCCTCATGTTCGGCGGGATTAAAGACGCCCTGGCGGGTGGCGAGTGGAAACTGGCCGCGAAAATCGCCTGGACCGGGATCAAGCAACCCTTTACCAGTGGTTGGAATTTTCTCAAGGACGGATTTTTCTCGGTTAAGTACCTGGTCACCCAGCTATGGGCGGACCTGTTCAACGGGATCGCTAAACGGGTGACCAATTTCGTCGGCTGGTTTACCAAGAAGTTTGGCCGGGTGATCAAGTTCTTTAACGCGGACTTCGACCTCGAACAGTGGGACAAAAAGACCGACGCCTGGGCCGAAAAGAAAAACGACGATCGATCGAAGTCGGCCGCCAGGGCTACGAACGAAAGATCCAAGAAGTTCAACCAGGCCACGCGAAAGATCCAGGACGAGGAAAGAGAAAACCGCCAGGAACTCGCCAGGCTTCGCGAGCAAGCGCGAGAGAAACGAGCGGCCAGGGAGGCCGAGGTCGAGGAAACAACACCCGAGCCGGTCGAGGTTCCCGACGCTCCCGAGCTACCGACCGGGGCCAAGGGGTTCGGGGCGTTCAGCGCCTCGGCCGTCGGTCGCATGAGTCAGCAAGTCGAGCAAAAGATCCAGGCCCAGCAACTCGAAACGCTTCGCACCATTGCAGAAAACACCAGCGGCGAACCCGGCCAGGTTGTTTTCGGAGCATAAGGAACCCAAAAAATGGCATTTGATCGCGGCGGTCTTGAAATGTGGGAACGCGTCGAGTCTCGAACCACCGACGAGGCGACCGACTCGGCGTCGATCACGTTTAACTACATCATTCGCGGGTCGACTGACGACATAGCAGTTAAAAAACACCTGATCACGAAAACAACTCTCAGTTATGACGGGATGAAACGCGAGAGCTGCAACATCAAACCACTGGGCCAGGATTGGTGGGAGGGAGAGGTTAAGTACACCTGGAAAGAAGCCGAGGACAAGGACGACAAAGGCTGGCCGCTCCCGAGCTACTCGTTCGACACAAAAGGCGGGACCTTCCACGTTAGCCACTCGATCAAGACGGTCAAGAGTTACTCGGCCACGGGCGACCCGGCTCCCCAGTTCGACGGCGGGATCGGCGTCACCAAGGACAAGATCGACGGCGTCGACGTGATAATTCCGAAGCTATCTTTCCAAGAGACGCACCATTTCCCCCTGGATAAGGTCGACGGCGAGTTTCTCAAGGACCTCGCAAGAGCGACCGGGAAAGTTAACTCGGACACCTGGCGAACGTTCGCTCCCGGCGAGCTGTTGTTCCTGGGCGCCAGCGGAAGCAAAGGCGAGAGCGACGTCGCGGTGACTTACGGTTTCGAGGCAAGCGAGAATAACAACGCCCTCACCGTCGGCGGGATCGCCAACATCGCCAAGAAGGGCCACGAGTACCTGTGGACCTATTACACCGACCAGTCAGACAGCTCGACCAATACGACCGTTAATAAGTTACGCTCTGTTTACGTCGAGCAGGTCTACGAGTCGACGAGTTTCCGTACGTCTCTTGGGCTACCGGATCACGTCAGCAGATCGACGCGAAAGTCGATCATGCGTAAAGACCGCGCAATCGCCGGCGCCGCGGCCGAGGGGGCGTAAATGAAAAAAGTCAAAGCGGGGCAAGCGGTCGACTTCAAGGCCAGCGAATGGAACCAGATCGTCGACGCGACGAACTACGTCAACCAGACGAGAGCCAGGGGCGGCCAGGCGATCGAACGCTCTCGCAATTACCTGGTAAACGGTTCGGATATCATTCTCGGCGTTAACAACACCGGGGCCACGATCAACCAGTTCGACGCCGTCGCCCTGGGAGAAACCACGCCCGCGACGAGCCATTCCGAGTGGCATCAAAAAATCGCCGTTAATGTCGACTGGCCGACTGGCGACTTATGCGAGAACCTGGCAATCGCCCAGGAGGGTATCGCGGCCGGCGAGTTCGGTCGGATCATGGTCTCCGGCGTCAGCCCGGCGAGGATCGCTTTCGACAAATATCACGACGGGGACGACCTTTGTATCGGCCAGGCTGGCGGCGGAACCCTCAAGACTCGCGGCGCCTATACCGGCGACGGTAAAGACTGCCTGGTCGGCGGGATCGGTTTAAAGTTAATTCACCAGGGCGGAGCGACTGGCGGCGATCAGGGACTCGTCAGCGTCGGCCAGTTCTCGAGCTGTCATTCGACCCGCTATCTCGGGAACCTGACCGACGACCTCGAGGAAACCGACACCACGTTTCAGATCGACGGCCTGGTCGCTCTCAACGGGAAAGCGACAAGCGAATCATTACTTGACGTCGCGAACCCGTTCGAGTTTTACGGCGATGACGACGCCCTCGCTCTTGTCGAGTGGGACGAGGCCGGCGAGCGTTGGATTCTCGTCCAAGTGGGTTGCCAGGAGTAACAACGAAAGGGGGGCGGATCAATGGCGGGTTTTCCTTGTGGTTGCCTGGGTTGCGATTGCAATTGTGATGTGTGCGTTAACTCAAAAGCGCCGCCGCGTTGGAAGGTCGTCCTCTCTGGGATCTCGGCGGCGAACGAGGACGACGACTTGAACCACGGCGCCGGCGTCGGCGGCTACGCCCCCGAGACCGTAAACCCGAACCTATACGCCTCCACCGATTGCGTCGATCTCAACGGCACGCATATCCTCCACCATGCCGGCGCCTACCGAGGAACCCTGGAAAGTCCTCGCGGGAAATGCAACCCGATCAATCCTCACAATTCTTACTGCTCGTGGTACGCTCCCGGCTGGACGTATGGCGGGACGACTGGCGGCGTAAAAGTGGACGAACGAGAAAACGATCTCGGCGAGACGGTCGACGTTTACGCGTTTCTCACTCTTTACCTCGGCGAGGGTTCATCATCCTACAGGACAGAGTCTTGCGACTGGGACGTGAATCTCGGCGGACCGGCCTACCAGTTACACGTCTGGTTCCAAGACTGGTGTGAGGGCGGGACCGATTACTTTATGTGTAGTCTCGAGGAGCTATACAGCTCCGCGAGTTTTCTATTTTACGGCGCCGCCCAGGAATACGACGGCGAGGAATGTTGTGATGTTGTCGACCTGGAATTAACGAACTATTGCCAGACGTCGATCGGTTCGCTCGTCGGCGTCGATACGATTACGTTCGGCCAGGGTTTCCGGCGGCTATGTTCCGGGCGGGGCGGCGCTAAGGCGACGATCACCGCCCTCAGCCCTTGAGCGGGTGACCCTATGAAATGGACCTGTAAAACTTGCGGCCTTGTCCTCTCAATGACTCGCGACGAGTTTCCCGTCCGTTGTAGTTGCGGAACCGTCGACGACGGCGCCGACTGCGAGAGCGTCGGCCTGGGCGATACAATCGCCAAACTGACCAGACGCCTCGGGATTAAATCTTGCGGCGGCTGCAAGCAGCGCCAAGCGACCTTAAACCGCCTATTCCCCTACCGCCAGAAACTAAGCGGCAAACGCTGCGACGTCTTGAACTGTTACCCGCCGCTGGAGAATCCCGAGTGGATCAAACTCAGGGGCGACCTTTACGCCCGCGAACTGAGAAAGGCCGGCCTCGACGCTGTGAGTCAACAAGTCTCACACAAGACCGCCCAGGCTGCGAGTGTCGCGATCAACGAACACAACCCGCGCGTGTTTGTTAATCACGCGTTTTTCTTCTCCTGGGACGTGATCGGGGAGCTGGCCGGGGCGTTTCCGAAAACTAACTTTTTAACGATCAATCACTCGAGCCAGGCGGATCTCGCCCGGTCCCCTCGCTGGTTAAGCGACCAGGCTCACTTTAGCGAACTCGCCCAGCAACGCGAGAACTGTTTTCTCGGAACGGTCGACGATCGCAACCTCCTGGCCGACGTCGGCCTCTCTCGAGTTCTCTGGGTTCCAAACCTGGTTAACTGGCCGCGATGGCCGGCGACGCACCAGATCAAGACCGAGCGACCGATCGCCTCGATCGTTGGCCGGTACGATCCGAATAAAGCGATCCCGCATTCGATCCTGGCCGCCGCGATCAGTGGCCGGGTGGATCTCTTGTTCATCGTTAAGAACGCCCGCCGGGATCAACTCACTGATTACTGTCAGTCCCTGGGCGTCGCGTTCGAGTTCGTCGACTGGTCGAGCTGGGACGATTATACGAAGACAATCGGCGACCGCGTCAGCGTTGCTCTACAACCGAGCTTCTCGGAGTCTTTCAACTACGTGAGCGTCGAACAAATGGCGATGGGCGTCCCGGTGATCGGTTCGCCGTCGGTTCGCTTTCTTCCGCGAGACTGGCAACCGAACCCCGACGATCCGCGTGATATCGCTCGCCGTCTCGACGCGGTTCTCGATGACTACGCGACGCAGAGCAAGCGAGCGGTCAAGATCGCCGCGAACGTTAAGCAAGTTAACCAGGCACAAGCCGAAACAGTTTACAAACACCTAGCCAACAAAAGGGGGTAGCTCATGGCCGCGAAATTATGGGTCGGCGGAGACGGAACCGGAAGTCAACAAACCGATTGGAGCAGGGCCGCGAACTGGTCACCGTCGGGGGTTCCCGTTGCAAGCGATACAGTCACTTTTCAAAGCAGCTCGACATATAGCGTAACGGCTGGACTCGACCAGTCGAGCGTCAGCCTGGGAGCGATGCGGGTCGAGGCCGGGTACTCCGGCTCGATCGGGACCAGCTCTAGCCCGCTCCTTTGTGATCCGGCGAGTCTGGTCGTTGATACTGGCGACGTCGGCGCGAGTCTTTATTTCGACTTTGGCGCTCAGACTCTCGACGTCACGGTAAAGAGCTGCTCGTTCGGCGCCCTGGGGACCTATGGCGTCGAGCTTTCTGGGGCCGGCGTTGCGATCTCGAACCTGATCGTTGACTCTGGAAAGGTCGGGCTATGTACGGGCGTCGGCGAGACGGCCACGGTTACGACGGCCAGGGTAAGCGGCTCGGCCGGCGACCTGACGATCGGGACCGGCGTCACATTGACCAACGTCGACCAGTCGGCCGGGTCGATCCTGCTCGCTTGTTCGGTTCAGGATATCGATCTCTCTGGCGGAATCCTCACCACGGACCAGGCGGCCGCCGTCAGCACCTCGGCAACCGTTCACGGCGGGACCCTCAACCTCGACGCCTCGGGGACAGTGGCGGCGCTCGTCGTCCACGGCGGCACGGTTAACTTCCGGGGCGGCGTCGCTCGAACCGTGACAGCTCTCACGCTCAACCAGGGGAGCGTCAGTTACGACCCGCAAGCGATCACCATATCGACCTGGAACGTTGCGGACCGCCCGGTGACCGTTTCCGCCTCGACCTGATCGCCAGGAGGGGAGGGTATCGGAATCAAATCGACTTAAAAGTGACCTGGGGAACATCAAAAAAAGGGGTAAAACATGGAATTGGACATTGCGAAACTACTCGAGGGCGGGCCAGCGATCTGGATCGCGGCCGGCGTTATCGTCTTTCTTTTGGCTCGAAACAACAAGGACGGCGGTTTCTCGAACCTGCTCGTTGAGCTGCTCCAGGCACTCTTGAACGCTCCGGCGCCCGACGACCTGAGCAAGAGCGACCAGCGCGTGAGCGCCGTCGTTAAACTCTCGAACCACCTGAGAGACCAGGACGACGAAAAGAACGCGGACGGCCTGCTCTCGTTCCTGCCAGCTCTCACCAGGAGGGGCCGGAAGAATGATAAGAGCTAGCCGTCGCCGAAATCGACCAGACAAGGACAGCGACAAGGACGACCGCCGAGAGGACCGCCGGGACTGGAAGCGCGAGAAGTGGGAACACAAACCGCGGAAACTTCTCGACCTGGTCACCGCTGGGACTGGCCTCTTGAAATGGATCGCAATCCTGGCCGGCCTCTTTTACGGTCTACAGTACGCCGGCGGCGTTGATCTTCTGAAACTTCTCACCGGGGGCGACAAGTGAAAACAAAGAACGACAATAGCCTGGTTCTGGTTCTACTCGTTGGGCTTCTCGTCTTTAGTTCTCTGAAGGTGAAACCGGCCAGCGAGGAAACCACCGAGACGCCGACCCTCGAGGGCCTGGCCCTGATCCTCGAGGCTTTCGCTTACAACCTCGAGCAAGACGGCCAGCTCGAGACGCCGACGCTCCAGTGGTCGAGCGACCTGGGCGAGGTTTTCAACCTGTTCGGATCCCGGTCAACGATCGGCCGGTCCTATCGTGAACGCTTCGCCGACCAGTTCGACGACCTGGGCGATCAGCTCGCCGAGGCCCTGGAGGCTCGCGAGGGGCCGCAACCGCTCACCCCTGCCAGGCGATCCGCCGCCGCCGAGGTCCTGCGACGTTTTGCGAGGGGTCTCAAATGAACTACAACCGGACCGGGTGGGCCGCCGATGGGATCGAGACCGCGGCGTTCGCCTCGACTCTTTCCCCGCTCTACGGCGACCAGCTCGAGGGGCTACCCTTTGACAAGGACCGCTCAGCCTACCCGTTTCGATTCCTGGCTCGAGCGCTCACCGGTAGCAAGAACGTAAACGCCGGCCGCCTGGTTGCAATTCACCAGGGGAGCGTCGGGTCTTGCGTCGGTTGCATGGGGTCGCGCGTTGCGGACCTGACGGCCGCCTGCGATATCTACCAGCGACGCGAGCGGGAAACCTGGCCCAGGAACAAGGCAACGACCCGGCCGATCATTAGCTCGCCCGAGTATTGCTACGCCGCCGCCCGCCAGGTGACCAGTAGTCTCGGACGCTGGGACGGGGCGACCGGGTCGGGAATGGCTCGAGCGTTTCAGGAAATCGGGACAGCTCACCAGAGACCCCACGGCCAGGACCTCGATCTGAGTCGCTACAGCGCCCAACGGGCGAGGACCTGGGCCAGGCGGGGAGTCCCCGACGAGGTACTCGAGGCAGCTCGAGAGCATCCCTTTCGGGCAACCTGCCGAGTCACGACGGCCGAACACGCCGTCGCCTTGTTGCAGAACGGTTACGGCGTCGGCGTCTGTTCGGGCCTGGCCTGGAGTGACCGCCGCGACCGGGACGGCTTCGCTCGCCGCGTTCGCCCTGGCTGGTCTCATGCGATGGCGGTGATCGGTTACCACGTCACCGACCGAGGCCGCCGCGGTTTTATCTTTCAGAATTCATGGGGCGCCGACTGGATCGCCGGACCCGTCCCGGTGACCGACTTCCCCGAGGGGTCGTTTCTTTGCGACTGGGACGACGCGGCCGTCGCTCTCAGCTCCGGCGATTGCTGGGCTTATGGAGGTTACAAGGGTTTCGCGATCAGTCCGTTCGACTGGAAAGGGGGCCTCGGGTGGTGAGGGTTTTAATCTGCGCGTCGTTGTTTTTGTTTTTGCCTGGTTGTGAGCGAATCGAATCGGAGAGCGGGACCGATCTCGAGGCGCTGCGGCTTCGCCTGGCCGTCGGGGAGGCGTTTGTTTTCTCTCGGCCAGTCCCAGGGACGGGACCAGTCGAGCCAGCTCCGCCGCTCACACCTGGCGACAGTTGTTCGGGGGCGCTTCGTATCAACCGCGAGCTACCCGCTCCGCTCTTGCGGGCGAAGCGCTCCCGACTCTTTCCACTTTTCAAGAGGCGTAAGAAATGACATTCGACCAGGTTCAACAATTCGTCTCGCTGGTCGGCGTCCCGGCCGCGATCCTCGCCCTCTTGTTTTTCTTTCTCTGGAGGTTCGGCCGTTGGCTCGGACCTCGAGCGGATCGCATTATACAAAATCACGTTGATTTTCTGACTCACAGCGAGGATAACCAAACCAAGCAGACCGCAACGCTCGCCCAACAGAGCGAGTTGATCGGTAAAACAGTCCGCGCCCTTGCCGAGTTTACCGACGCGGCCGAGAGCGCACTTGATCGCGAGACGGACGAGGCGAAAGTCTTTCTCGAAAAGGCTCGCGACGAACTGAAGCCAGGGTAATAAGCGGAGCGGCGAACAGTGGGAAACTATGCCGGCTCTCTTTTGTTTATTGTGGGCGCACGTCGCGCCGGTCGACCTGCGCGAATACCGGGTCGACGTGATCGAGTTCAACCAGGTAACGCAACTCGACGAGTCGGGCCGCGTTGTCGGCGTCCGTTTGAACCAGTGGATCTTCTGGGACTGGCACAAGACGCGAGGGGAGTTCCTGGTCCGAGACTGGCGTCGCTGGTCGGCCGATCACAATACGCCAGAGTATGATCACAAGCGCCGCGAGTGGCGGTTACTTTTCAAGGATAACGAGAGATGGATCACGATCATCGCGACCAGTTACGTCCTGACCAGGAGCGACCACGACCCGGAAGTCGAAAACCGGAAGCGGCTCACACCTGAGCGCCGCCGCCGATTCTAGGGGCCGCGGTCGGCGGTTGTCCGTTTTGCGGGTCGAACCAGTTCTCGTTGTTGCTGTCGTTCTCGATCCACCTGGCGAACGCTCGGGTCTCGGTTCCGGCGTTCTGTCGTCATTGCCGGCGTCACTTCCGAGCAAGGCTTGCCCCGTATGAATCAGAACCACTGTAACAACTTGAAACCCAGCAAGGCATGAAAGAGAATCGCCAGCAGAAAATGAACCGCGGCGAGCGTACCCAGGAACAAGAGAGCGAGACGGGTCGGGCGATCCATTGCGTTTTTCTTTCGCTAAGTTTCCCGCTCGCCAGACATTCTACACGGTCCGCGCTACGTTGCGAAATGGCGACAAGGCCCCCTGGTAACTAACGGCGCGAATTCCAGTTTGTCCGATCTTTTTGTTCGGATTGTGGAACTTAATCAAACAGGCTATAAGGCGCAACAGGGCGAACGCTGCGGCGCTTTGCGATCGTTTGCGGGTGATCAATCGCAAAGCGAGAACGTCGTCAGGCGAGGCCCTGGGAGACGAGAAACGCGCGGCACTTGTGGCACGCGATACGGATATTTTAGAGAATCTTTTAGAATCTTTTGGTAACTATTAACCACTAACCTATACGCCACCGGGAACCTACGATTCTAGGTTAAACCCCTTGTTTAAAGGGGTATCTATAGGCCCGCTCGCTCGCCGCCGACCCTCGATTTAGCAAACCTGCGCTTCAGAAAAGGCGTGCAGGCGTTTTATATTGGTTTTATAGGGTTGCATCGCCTCTCCAGATAACCTTTAATGTTGTCCGTGGTACTGGCCTTGGTACTCGTTGCGGTACTGGTCGGTTTCGGCGAATCCGCCGCGGCTCACCCGGTCGAAGTACCACTAACCCTCAACCCTCAACAACGGAGACCAAGAGATGACCAAGCAAGCAAACGGACGAATGAACGACGACGGAATTACGGCTTACCGCTTTGCGGTATTGGAACGGCAAGGACCGCTCACCGAGGCTGGCGAAGCGATACGCTTCTCCGCCGTCAAGATAACGACGGGCGAAGATGGCGACGAGGCGATTGAGACCCTTGGCCGCTTCCCAACAGAAACCGAAGCGAGCGACCTTGCCAAGCAGGAGCAGTCAGCCTTCTTGCGATACTACAGCTAACCCTTAACCAACACCCCCCCCTCAATTAAGGATCAACAGAATGACAATTGTCTACGAATGGGATATCGAGACAGTGGATACAACCACCGGTGATATTGTAGACCACTACCACGAGGATACACTTTCGGACCTGGTCACCAATTTGGAACGATGGGACCCCGAACCAAACGAGAGGTATCGTCTCGTTTTGGTGCGCGACGTCAGGGACGACTGTGGCGTTCAGGATCGCGCTTGGTGGTATGTCGAGGATAATCCCGCCGTCCCTGGGGTCCGTTTCGACGACCTCGGCGGTTTTGTTTTCGGCAATGGCGCCGGCGGCGTTCAAGTCCCTCGGAAATACCTGAGAGAATTCAAGCGTTACGCCACCCGAATCAATGATCGTTTAAAGACTTTGAATAGCGACAAATAACCCCCCCCTCAATTAAGGATCAACAGAATGACACTAACACTTAAAAACGTCAAAGAACTGAAAGAACTCAGCCAGGAAACGGTTTGTTTTTCTGCGAGCATTTACTGGAACGGGAAGCGAGTGGCGGAGGTTTCTAATCGAGGCCACGGCGGGCCGAACGAGTACCACTGGTTTGACCGGGCCGCCGAGGCCGAGGTCTGGGAGTACGCTCGGGACACGATCAAGGATTACGATTTCGAACAGTTGGATATCGTGGTCGGCGACCTCGTCTATGAGGCGGAAGTAAAAAAGAAGTTAAAAAACTGGTGCGCTACCAAAACAGTCTACAAACTCAAGAGCGACGAGAAGGGGTCTTTTCGTTTACTCGAGACCCGTTTTTATCAAGGGATTGCCGACCAGCTCCGTAGGAAATACGGCGACCAACTGGACGTTATTTTCAATGAAGAATTAAACCTCCCCCCCATCAATTAAGGATCAAAAAAATGAACGTTGGACAACTACGAAAAGAGCTGGAAAAACTGAACGACGACGTCGAGTTACTCGTCTGCCTGGAAGGGGGCGACAACAATCCGATTCACCTCGGCTTGCAGACCCGACTAGACGATCTCGGCGACTATGTTTTTCTGGCGTCTCCGATGCTGTCGCCTGAGTCGTTTCGCGCTTGGCTGAGAAAGGTCCAAACGTTTCCCAGCGTCTGCGAGTTTTGCCACGGTGCCGGAAGTCTCGGCGCCGGCTACGACTGCGACCGATGCGAGGGCCGAGGAAACTGAACCAGGCAATTTTTAAGGATCAAACGAAATGGCAACAGCAAGCAGAAAGAAAAAGACGGACGACTTCCCCCTGACGAGATGCACCTACGGCAAGGGCGGTAAAAAGATTAGGTATCGGAAGATCATCAGGGGCCGCGCGTTTTATTTTGGCGACGGCGACGACCGGGACGCCGCCCTGGCGGATTACCTCGCCTTGCGGCATCACCTCGAACTCGGGCGGAGTCTTGACGAGGCTCGCGCCCTGGCTGCTCGAGCTGACGGGAAAAGTCACGGGCGCGTGACCGTCGACGAGCTGGCGAACCGTTTCGTCGCTGACAAGCTGGCCGCCCATGAGGAGGGATCTATTCAGACTCAGACCTTCCGAGACTACAAACACGCTGCTCGGATGCTGATCGGATGCGTCGGACGATCGACGATCGTCGAGGAACTGACCGCCAACGATTTCGTTAAAATAAAACGAGAACTCCAGAAGGGGAGAGTCCTGCAAACCGTCAAGAACATGATCGTTAATATCAAGATCATTTTTAACTTCGCATACGACCGAGACCTGATCGATCGCCCCATGAAATACGGGAGAGAGTTCCACGTCACGAACCGGGCCGTCGTCAAGAGTCGGATCGATACGCCGACGTTTTACTTCAGCGCGCCCCAGCTCCGGCAGTTGATTGATACGGCCGACGTCCGACTTCGCGCCCAGGTGTTACTCGGTATCAATGGCGCCCTCGGGAACAAGGACGTCGCCCTGATCCGCGAGCGGCATATCGATTTCGAGAACGGCTGGGTAAACTACGCTCGCCGAAAGACCGGGCAGGCGAGGTCGTTCCCACTCTGGCCGGAAACCGTCGAGGCAATTCTGGCCGCGATTAAGATCCGCCCCCTCGCGAAAGTTGCCGACGAGTCCGATTGTATTTTCATCGGCCGAGAGGGTCGGGTCTTGTGTCGAGATCACGGCCATACGCAACTCCGCCGAACGTTTCGCAACCACCTGGACAAGAACGGCGATTATCCAAAGGGGGCCGGATTCTACACGCTGCGCCGGACGTTTATCACGATCGGCCGCAAGACGGGCCGTTCGCTATGCGTCAAGTATATCGCCGGCCATGCAATGACAGACATCACCGATCGGTATGACGCCACCGTTAACAATGCGACCGACATTTTCGATCCCGCCGGCCTGGTGGAGGTTTCCCAGTTTGTCCGCAACTGGCTGCTAGAGAGCGACGGGGACGATAACGCCGAACTCCCGACGATGATGAACTTGACAAGGCAGCTCTAAAAAAAGAGAGGGGACCGGCTGTTTTTGGCCGGTCCCCCCGTTGATCTCGTCCCGGTAGTTCGGGACAATGAAAACTCGTCATTTACAGAGAGGTGGCTGAGTGGTCGAAAGCGCCAGGTTGCTAACTTGGTGAAGTGGCAACGCTTCCGCGGGTTCGAATCCCGCCCTCTCTGCTTGTCACCCTATCGACGTTCGTCCAGTCAAACGTCGATAGGTACTCTCCAGGCCGAGTCCGAACTCCGCCGAACGGTTCTGGAGTCCTCTCTTGCCCTCGTCTCCCAGGGGGTTAACCCCTTTCTCGTGGTCGAGGCTGGCGAACTGATTCAGAGACCCGCCGATCGGTCTCGTCTTGGGTTCGTCCTGTTTCTCGCCGAACAGCGCGACGCTCAACTCTGCTCGCGTCGTGTTCCATCGCCCGGCGTACTTCTGGGCCGCCAATCGCCCCGACTCAATCCATCGCCGAATCGTTTTTTCTGAAAGTCCCGACGTTGCGGCGGCTTCTTTAATCGTCAGACGTTCCCCTGGTTCAATTAACTCTCTTGCAAACTGTTCTGCGCGTCCCTCGTTAGACATTTTATAGGCTCCTATCCCTCGGACCCCACGGTCGCCTGTTCCGATGTCGTCCCCCCCGTACGTTCCGAGCATCGTCGCTCGTATCGGCCAGGGGACGCCGCGACCGGACTGTTTTTGTATCCCGGTGGATCTCTGCCGGGAACTAGGGGGAAACCGTTTTTTAAATAATCAACTGGTTTCGCGCTGTGGAATGTAGAAAATATTGCTAACAGATGTCCAACGCTGACCAATCGTGTAGCTACAAAACTACAAAAAAAACTTATGACCGGACGTGTCACGATTCGGTCAACGCTGACCAAAAGAGTCCAGGGACTTTCGGACACTAAAAAACGATTGTCGATAACTCCGACTTCTTGCGACTTGTTTCAGACGTTTCTGTCGCTAAATTAATCGACCCGTCGTCGCGGTTGCGTTCTCGTGCATGGGATGGGTTGTCTATACCGACCTCGCTGGTTAGTTGATCCTCCAGCGACAACGGCGGCGGCGGGATCTTTAAAACAACTGAAGGGGAAAACATGAGCAGCGACAAACTGTTATCCATTCAAGACCTAGCCGACCAGTACGGCGCGTCGGCCAAGACGTTCCGGGCCTGGATAAAATCGGGCGAACTGAAAGCGGTGAACGTCTCGCGAGATCAAAAGAGCCAGCGCCCTCGATACATGGTTCGAAAGTCTGACCTCGATAAGTTTTTCGAGGACCGGACAACGGCCGACGTTGATCGACCCGCTCGCCGGGCCAAGTTCCGCCGCACTCCATACGAAAGGCTCGTTTGATGGCTTTCCACGTAACGCGCAGCGTCGCGTCACCCGATTCCTGGGACGTTCTAGAGGACGACCAGGTCGTCTTTAGTTCGACCAACGAGGACCAGGTGATCGCCTACCTGAGAGAATCCGGCGTCTTTCCACCCGCCGACCAGGGTCCGAAACAGTGGCAACCCTGGGAACCCCTGACGGCCAGCGAGATCGAGCGAGTGATCTTTCTCGAGGCCGAGCTAAAAGGGCGGGCCAGGCGAACCCCGGCCGCCTGTCTACGAATCATCGGCCGCGAACCGTTCGAGATCGAGGCGCTCGCCAGGGTAAGCGAACGAGAGGCTGACGGCATCTGTGAGCTACGCCGCTACGGCTGGAGTTACCGAAAGATTTCAGAGCTGACCGGGCGGAACGTCAACACGATCGCCAAGCTAATCACCGACGATATGCAGGGGGGCCGGCGAAGCGATAAGAAATGGAGATGTCGAGAATGCGGCGCTCTCAACCTGCTCGACGGTTGCGAGACGTGTCGGATCAATCGACTGGCGAACTCCCGGCGACTCAATATTCGCGACGCCAAACGTCACGCGCTGGAATGGTACAGAAAACAAAACAACCGACCAACAAGGCACCCGAAATAATGAACCAGCAGAAACCGAGCCATAAGCGAACCGCCCTGGAATCGATCGAGACCTCGATCTCCGATAGTTTCGACAAGTGGGCCTCAACCGTCCCGCGAGGCTGTTCGGCCGATCGTCTGTTTCGGTTGTTCCTCTCAGCACTGAAAGCGAAACCCGCGCTCCTGGAATGCGAACGCGAGTCGATCTTCCAGGCGTTCCGCGATTGTGTTTCTAGCGGTCTCGACGTCGGGGGCGAGCTGGCTCCCGCCTACCTGGCGAGCTACTCGGGGAGAGTCAAGTTCGGGATCAGCTACCGCGGTTATCTCGAACTGGCTCACCGGGCCGGCCAGGTTAAGACGATCCGCGTCGAGGCGGTCCGCTCGAGTGACTTGTTCCAGTTTACGCCCAGCGCCGAGGACCCGATCCTCCACACCTGGAGCGACGACCAGAACCGCGACGAGTTAAACGTGACCCACGTCTACGCTCAACTGGTTAAGAGTTGCGGCGGCGTCGAGGCCGAGGTCTGGAGTCGCTACCGGATCGACAAACACAAGGAGCAACACGTCCGAGACTGGTCGAGCAAGTCGAGCAAGTGGTCGACCGAGTGGCTCCAGATGGCGAAGAAAACCGTGATCCTCGCCCTCTTGAGGTCTGGCCGCGTTCACCTCTCACCCGATAACCAGGGGGCGGAATGATACGAGTAGGAGAACTCTTTGCCGGGATCGGCGGGATCGGTTTAGGTCTGGAAATGGCTGGCGGTTTTGAAGTCGCCTGGCAAGTCGAGCGGGACCCTTACGCCCAAAAAGTCCTCGCCAAACAGTGGCCGGGGTTGCCAATACATGACGATGTCACGACCTTCCCGCCCGACGGGAGTGATAACTGGAACGTAGACATGATAACGGGGGGTTTCCCCTGCCAGGATATTTCAGTCGCAGGTAAAGGAGCTGGGTTACATGGAGAACGCTCAGGATTGTTTTACGAAATCGTTCGCATCGCTGGTATTCTGCGACCAAGGTGGCTTTTATTGGAGAACGTCCCAGCGCTCCTTGCTGGACGAGGATTTCCAGAGGTACTCGGGTCCTTGGCCGCCAGCGGGTATTCTGAGGTCAGATGGAGAGTGTTATCGGCGGCCGAAATGGGAGCGCCGCATCTCCGAAAACGGATCTTTATATTCGCCACCCTTACCGACGCCGATGGCAAAAGCGAACCCCCTGGACCGCGGCCGCAACGCCCGACGGAAACTAAAGCGACTGCCGACCCCGACGGCCAGCGGACGCAGCGGAAGAAACCCCAAGACGGGGAGGGGCGAGGGCCTGGAGTGGGTAGTCAAACGACTGCCAGACGAATACCCGGCGGATGGATCTGCAACACCTGCGACCTCGACGTCTTTTCGGGATGTCTCCACTACCATGGAGAGTGGCAGTGCCGAAGCTGTGGCGAGTGGACGTACCCCTTCTGGTACGAACACCGGGAGGGCTGCCAATGGTGCGGCTCCCGAGATGTGGCCGACCCCGTGTTCGAGGGATCACAAGGATACCGGCCAGAATACGAACTGGCAGAAAATAGCGGCAAAGGGGAAACTGGCCGGCCTGGTCAAAATGTGGCCGACGCCGAGCGCGAACGAGGACGCGGCCGGCCGACCAGGCAGCAAGATGCAATTGATGCTCGGAAACCATCCCGAGGTGAGGAACGACAGCGACGGCAACCTCTTGGCTGGGACGTTGAACCCTCAGTTTGTGAGCTGGTTGATGGGGTTTCCCCTGGACTGGTGCGATATGCCGGACGAGTCGCCACCGGGATCCCGAACCGAGTAAACAAACTAAGGTGCCTGGGTAACGCTGTTGTCCCTCAGTGTGTCGAATGGCTCGCCAGGAACTGGATCGTCCCGGTAATCGAGGGAAGGGAAACATGAAAACCGACGCACTACGTCACCCGAAACTGAGACGCCTAAAGCGAATCTTAAAGATTAAACAATTCGAGGCGATCGGGATTCTCGAGGGCTTGTTCCAGTTCGCTTGTCTTTATGCCAACGACGGAAGGGTCGGTAAATGGCCGGCCGAGGACCTAGCCGACTTTCTGGAGTGGCAACAGGACCCCGAGCAGCTGGTCGAGGCGTTACGGTCCGCCGGCTGGCTCGACGGCCAGGGGGAGCAATCCACGATCCACGACTGGGGCGATCACTGTCCCCGGTACATTACGCAACGCCTGGGACGGCGCAAAGATAACGCCACCGAGGACCAGCGAGCGCCACTGGGCGCCGACGAGGATCAGCAGCACCTACCCAACCAAACCCAACCTAACAAACCAAACCATAAAAAGACCGTTAACAAGGCCCAGGTCGACCAGTTAATCGACCGACTCAAAACGACCAAGGGCCTCGACCCTATCCGCAAGAGCAAGGGCCGCGTCGCCCTGATCCGCCAGGCGATCGCCCTGATCGGTCTTGACGACATCAACGCCGCTCTTGATCGGTTTCCCCTGGACCGGGCGAAACTACCGACCAAGCCGGCCAACTTCTCGCCCAATTGCGACTGGTTATTCCGTGACTACCACACAAGGAAAGCAACCGGCGACCGGGTCGATATGATCCTCGAGGGAAAGTACGGGAAGGCAAAGAAACGAAAAGACCCGACGCTCTCCGAACAGATCGAGGCGCTGGAGATAGCGGTCGACGCTCAACAGACCGAAAACAACCGGCTCTGGTTGTCGAGTGTTCTCAAGTCAAAGCGCGACCAGGTCACCGCCTGACCCCGTCCCAACAGAGAACCGCGTCGTTGAGGCAATGAAAGCCGATGATCTTCCGACCGTGATCCCCGCCAAACAGGAAAAACGTCGGGGCCGTCGGTTTCGCTGGGTTGTAACCGTATTGCGTCGAGTACCCGGTCGCCACTTGATACGCTCCCGGTCGACACGCCCAGCAGGTTACCCCGTGACGCTCAAAACTTGAGACGCTGCACTCATGATTATGAGCAATGCAACCGACGTCGAAACCCTCGGTCCCCATATCCCACCAACGTTTAACCGCATGGGACTGATTAAAGGCCGACTGGTAACGGTATTGGTGGCGAACCGCGATCTTGTATTCCTGCCCAGGCATCTCGAGAGACAGGCGAGCTTCAGCGGGGGCGTAACAGACGCGATTCTGTTCGGCTATTTTCTGGAGCATATCAACGCCGGCAAGCTGCATTGTAAAGGCGTCGTGATTTCCCGAGATGCACAAGAGGATATTTTCCGCCCCTATCAACTGGAGCAAGTGGTCAACCAGTCGATACTCGTCACTCGGGGCCGACCTGGTTCGCACCATTGCGGATCGATGCTTAACGTGATTGTCTACCAGGTCACCGGCCAGGATCACGCGCAGACCCTCGGTTTTTCTGATCAGCTCGGCGTCAGCTCGCAACCGGGCGAAGTCACAAAGCGAACCAGGGGCAATATGGGCGTCGCTTAGAAACGCGATAGCGGTCACGTCGTCGTCGATCTTGATCTTGAACCGGCTCGAGGCCATTGATCGCTCGATCCTGGCGGCGCTGTCCTGTTCGGCTTTCTTCCACTCGGCGGCGGCGTCATGTTCTACCTCTTGCGGGATCAGGCTCTCGACTCCGGCGGCCGATCCGCTGGTCCTGAGCGTCTCCAGTTCCCGGCGGAGAGACTCGGCCTCTTTCTGGAGACTTGAACTCTGGAATTCAACCGCTGGATTGCCCTTGTCCCTGGCCGGCGAACGCTTCGTTCTTTTCAGCTCTCGAAACTTACAATCAACAGAGGATTTAGTCCGACCGAGCTGTTCGGCAATCTCGGCGGCGGTGTAGTGGTTCTCGCGTAGTTCAAAAATGCGAGCGACCTCGGCGTCGGTCCAGGGTTTCTTGAAGTTCATTGTCGGCAGTACCCCATTTTTAAAAGTAAAGCGGCCAGGCTGGCGGCGCTGTCCTCGATCGACTCCTCGGCCAGGCACCAGAACGCCGCATGTAGGAATTCGTGACAAACAACCTCGAGCGTCTCGGCCTCGCTCATGCCGGCCTTGATACGTATCTCGGGATGCTTTGAATCAGGGCGAGAGCAGTCGCCCCGGTGAGTCTTGAGATGAGCGAACCGGACGACGTAGTCGACCTCGCCGATCTTGTGGCTGATTTTCTCCACGTTGGCGGCCTCTTGTAGTGGTCCGCCCGCTCGCTCTTGTAATCTTAGCCAAAAAAACCACAATGTCGAAAGAGAGAGATCCTGCAAGACTTTCCCAACGAGAGCGGGCAACCGAAACCCGAACAAAAAAAGGGGCAATCTATGGCAGGCGCAACGAATCGCGGCGCGTACACTTTCGCGGGCTATTGTTTTCAAGGGACCTCAGTCACCAGTAAGTACTACGTTGCTCTGGTTACTGATACGCCGACACCTGAGACTAATACACTTTCAGACCTCAGCGAGATAACCGCCGGCAATGGCTATTCGTCGGGAGGTTACGAACTGACTCCAGGAGCGACGGATTTCCCGACGCATAGCGAGCTTGACGGGTCCGACGACGTTGGCCGGATCAAGATCAAGGACATCGTTTTTACTGCGAGTGGAGGAAATATTCCGGCCAGCGGCGACGGCGCTCTTTACGCTGTTTTGACCGACCACCACGCGACCCCAGGATCGAGAAACTGCTTATGTTTTTGGAGCTTAAGTTCCGCCAGGACCATAAGCGACACCCAGACCTTGACCCTCGACGATTTACAAATCGACTTTGCTCAGACTTAAACAGGGGGCCGGCCGACCAGGCGAGCGAGGCGGATCTTGCAGGAGTCCCCGCGCCGCCTGGGTCGGCTGTCTTTTAAGGTTTCAAAATGGCCGATTATCACGTCGACCTTGTATCTGACAGAATAAAAGAGCAAACCGAGACGACCGGGGATTCTGACCTGGTCTTGACCGGCGCTATGAGCGGCTTTCGGTCGTTCGCTGATATCGGCGACGGTAAAAGTACGTATTACGCACTCGAGGACGGCGATTCGACCGCGTTCGAGGTCGGCGTCGGAACGTACACAGCAAGCGGGACCGTTCTCAGCCGCGACAACGTGATCGCCTCGACCGCCGTCGGCAATGCGAAAATCACGCTCTCTGGAACGTCGACGGTTTTCTGTACCTACCCGGCCGGCGAGAGCGTCCACGGGATAGGCAGCGGGGCCAGCATGACACAAACCAGTAGCCAGGCAATATCGACGGGCGCCCTTTATCAAATCACTTTCGACACCACGAGCGCCCCAGGCTTCGCCGCCGTTGGGGGCGCTGTCGTCGCTGATACGAGCAACAATAAATTAACGCTCAAGGAGAAGGGTCTTTATTTCGTCTCGGCTCACCTGGGCGCCCAGAACGGGGACGCGGTCTATCCTAGCGGCTTCTGGTTAACGATCGGCACCGGGACGACGCTCGGGACCCAGTTCGCTATGACTTACACCGAAAACAACATCTCGAGCAATTCGTTCGGCGTTGTTACTACCCCGTATTACGTCGCGTCCCCTGACGACGATCTTTATATGAATGTCTGGTTCGAAAGTAGCTCAGGGGCTACGGAATACAACACGCTCGTTAACGAGGAACGGTACAAGGCGAAATTTTCCGCCGTCTTTATAAGGTGACAAAATGGCAAGCGTAAATTGGCCGAGCGAGGCGAACGTCGTCTCCCTACTGGGTATCCTCGGAAAACCGAAAGCGCCGGCCAGCTATGCAGGCGGCCAGCTCACGGTCGAGGGCGTCGACCAGGCGGAACTCGAGGCCGCCGTCGCCACGTTTGAAGCGGACCCGGAAACCTACGTCTTGCGGCCAGTCCGAGCAATCTCAAAACAACGCCTCTCTAACCTGGTCTATGCGTGTACCCTCGGCCGTTACTCGCAGGCCCGGCAGCAACTATTCCACGCCCTACTGACCGAGGCCCTCGCCGACGGTCTCGAGAACCGAGCGATCTATATCAGACAGCTCTTGACCTGGCTAAAACAAGCGGCCGCGGTATTGATCGCCGCCGAGGACCAGGTCGACGCTCTCGAGGACGTTGAGGCAATTCGCGCCGTTGACGTTGATCGGGACCAGATCAAAAACGCCGACCCAGAGATAACGATCCGGGCGGCTCTCCAGATTCTCGATTAAAGGAGCGCGACCTTGTTCTCTCACGCTCCATTTTCAACCGTCCCGTTCTCGACGACCGCGATCGACTTCGTGAGCGTCACGGTCTCCCCTGATCCGGTTAGCTTGGCGATCAATACCAGCTCGGCGGGCGTCGACCAGGGATCTCTCTCGCTCAGTGACTCGGTCAGCCTGGCAATCAATACCAGCGGGCCGGGCGTCGCCCTGGGTTCGCTTACGCTGTCCCCTGGAGCTGTCAGCCTGGCAATCAATACCAGCTCGGGGAGCGTCGACCAGGGATCTCTCTCGCTCAGTGACTCGGTCAGCCTGGTAATCAATACCAGCGGGCCAGGCGTTGCCCTGGGATCGCTTACGC